ATCAATCCTATTGTTATTAACATAATTTCCCCCTTTATTATAATTCAATTAAACCCATATTAACTAAACGTTGTCTATTTTGTAAATGTTCTTCTTCGATATCTTTCTTACTTTGTCCGGTATATTTAGCTGCATAGCCTTCTTCTACCATAATAGTATTAATAGATTTATCTTCTCCTTGTTTAAACAACTCCCCAAGAATTCTACCATATTTACCTTTACCATCCTTCCTTGTTTTAATAATTAAATCTTTTCCAGTTTCTTTAATAAAAGCTTTTAAATATTCTTTAGCCAATAAACCAAATTTTTTTTCAACCTTATCTCTTGTACGTGATTCAGGAGTATCAATACCAAAAAGCCTAACACGACTACTATATAAAATATCAAAACCGACATCAATATTGACATCCACAGTATCACCATCAACACATCTAGTAACTTTTGCCCTATATTCATACATTACTTCTTCTCCTCGCCTTTGAATGATTTACTCGAACCTGAAGTTCCTGCGTAAAGTCCAAACCATGCAGCACCTGCACCTACTACTATAGATATTAAACCAGATTGCTCAAATGAGGGTTCTGGTAAATCCATGAACCACATCACAGTATAGTAAAGTAAAAAGATATAGACTGTTAGAAAGGCTCTAGGAAATATTCGCCAGCTATCTACAGCTTGGGCTAAGAATATCCATCGTTGATGTGGATTTTTAGTGCCTTCATCTTCTAGTTCTCTGATACGATCTTTTAATTTAGACTTTTCCTGTAACAAGTCCATAAACTTGCTCAAGTCTATCTCGACCTCGTTACGATCCATGTCTCCAGAGAATCTTTCTCTATCGCTCATCAAACTACCTTCATATAGGCTACAGCTACAGCGACTAAACCATATAGTCCCCATAGCATCTTTTCTATTCTAAGAAACTTTTTACTTCCTTCGTCAAGTCTACGCTCTATGAATTCATATCGTAGAGCGCATTCTCTTTCGTGTCCATTAAGTCTTAAATCTACTGTACCAACAGCAGTTTCAGCTTTTGAACTCATAACTAGCTAGGATTTGAATAGCCTTTAGTCGCCCATATAACAATACTATAGGTATCACCACTGGTTTCATCATTAGTTGTTAACAACAGATCACCTGTAATTCCACTTCCTGCATTATTAGAAATTCCGGGCAAAGTTTGGCTACTATCTGAAAAGTCCCACGTATCTGTCCAATCTTTAGGTGCTTGACCAATAAACACATTAGTAGTTGCATCCCAATACAATGACCAACCCATACCTACATTACTAAACCAAATCTTTTGAATAACGACTCGGTTACAGGCTTGTTTAGTTATAGCACTTACTGTTAGTCCAGATACATCAATCTTAGCTACGGCACTTTCACCAGTGCCATCACTAATATTGGTAAATTTCATTACAAGATCACGACCACCATCATCCAAAATAGTTTGTGATGTTACTGCATCAGCCATAATTTACCCCTACTTATATATTAAGTTTGATTAGTGAGTAATCAGTAGTTACATCAACCAACATACATTTACCAACGATATCTAAGATGTC